GAGGATATCTACTATTACCTGGATGATTTCAATGACAACGCCAATCACGGAATTTATGAGTTCAACCACCACTTGAATGATTTGTACCACCAAACCGATGATGACCTTTATCACTTCAGCTACAGGAACAAGAATCATTTCAATTAATTGAATGACTGGAACAAGAACATCGATGAGCATATTCACAATTTGCTCAACAATAGGCAATAACGATTCGATTAATCCAATCACTACATCAACAACGCCCATTAAGGCATCCAAAATCTGATTCAGCGAATTGACTAAAATATCAATAACGACATTCAAAACCTCTATTATTTCATCAAGAATGGGTTTCAAAGCCGAGATTAACTTATCAATCAACTTCGCTAAAATCGAAAAGACTTCTTGCAACATATCAAAGACTCTTTTAAGAAGAGCTCTAAATGACTCATTTTGCAGAAGGATTACTGCAATTATTGCTATAAGAGCAGCCCAACCTGCGGTCGAGGCTTTGACGGCCACCCCCATAATCGAAACTGCACCTTTCACAGCTGTAAAGGAAGTAACCAAAGTTTTTATCACTGGGATAAGTTTTCCAACAGTAACAAGCACTGGTCCAAGAGCCGTAACGACTCCAAGAAATACCCCAATTGTCACCTTCATTCCTTTGGAAAGATTAGTCCACCAGTTAATAAGTTTCTGCACAACTGGAATAACTTTCTCTCGAATAGCGTTTATCACCTTTTCAAGAGTTGGGAGCAGTGTTGCAGCAAAGCTCATCGCTAAAGCGGATACTGATTGTTTTAGATTATCTAGGGAATCATTAAAAGTACCAGATATATCTGCTTCTTCTTGGGTATAAATTCCATATTCTTCTGCTTTATCTTTTAGAGAATCCATCTCGCTAGAAGTGGCAGACAAAACTGGTGCGAGTTGAGTACCAAGTTTCTCACCAAAGAAATCGTTAGCGACAGCTGTCCTAACCGAGGCATCTTCCACACCAGCTAAAGCATTTCTTATTTTGTCGAATGCTTCTTCGGTGTTTAGCCCAGCTAAATCTTCAACACTCAGTCCGATCATCGCAAGTGAATCAGCAACGGAGTCACCATTTCCGCTAGCTATAGCACCAAGGATAGAATTGGTCTTTGAAAGAGCCTTGTCCATATCCTCGGTTGAACTGCCTAGAAGTTTTGCAGCATATTCATATTTTTGCAAAGCCTCAACGGAAATCCCTAGTTTCTTTGCGTTATCGTTAATCTCATCAACCGTGTTAGCGGTCTTAATTGTTAGAGCGGACAAAGCCGTTCCTGCTGCCACCACTGGAAGAGTGACGTACTTAGTCAAAGAAGACCCTACTTTCGCAAGATTCGAATAATTGATATTCCCTAGGGACTTTATCTTCTTATTCGTCTGGTCGAGCTCGGTATTTAGTCGAGCAACTTCCGCTTCACTATAAATGACTCCTCTTTCGAGTTTCTTAAATTCACTCTCACTCATCGCTCCGACTTGAACAGCCTTCTTTGCGTTTTCAAGCTGAGAATTTTGTTCCACCAATTTTTGTTTAGTTATGGCCAATGTCTGATTAAGAATAGATTGTTTTTCTTTCCATAAATCGATGTTAGAAGAGTCATACTTCAAATTAGCGTTTATGGCCTTTAAATCTTTAGATTGTTCTTTTAGATCTTTATTAAGAGATGAAAGCTTGGTATCGAGTTCGGTGGTATCTAGACCAAGTTTGATGTTAATTCCACGTATTGTTTCTGCCATGCTTTCACCTCCTTTCTAAAGCAAAAATGCATCAATATCGCTTTGAGAAGCCTTTTTAGAACCACCGCTGATTCCTTGCATTTGCTCCTTGGCGATGTCGACCATTTCCATATAGACTTCAATATCAAAAAGATCGGCGTCCCTGATTGGAATGCCGATTTGTGCCAAGTTATAGATGATATTGCTTGTTACACTATGACTTGGCTTATTGTTGTGGGGACTCGTGGTCTCCTGGTGCTTCTTTTTTTAGTCCTCCTAAAAGGACTCCAATTGCATCAGATAAATCTTCGAGTTCCTTCGTGTTGCTTAATACATCAAAATCGAATCCGAGCAAAAACTCCTCGTATGATTCCTTTGTGTAAGGTTTATGTAAAACATAAACGATACGGAATAAGACATCGATGATTTTGCCATATTGCCCTTTTTCCTTTTTCTCAGAATCCAGGGTTTGAACATCATCAAAGAGCTCAGTTCCAAAGGTCGAACGATAAGTGATGATTGTGCCAAGTGAGGAACGAAGTTTTACTTCCTTCCCACCCAAAGTTACGGTCTTTTCCATCTTCTATCCCTCAATAACTGGTAAGACTGGTGCAACGTCAAGGAATGTCCCATAGTTGCTGTCCCCTACCGATGAAATGACATGGGTTGTGAGATAGTTGCCAGTCTGAATAGGTCTTGCCGTGATGTTTAGAGTGATTGCATTAGCCTCGACCGAATCAGTCTTGCTCTTGCTAGATTCACTGATTGGGGTAACCGTGCATAGATAGAACCAGACACGTCTTGCCTTCGCATCGCCTTGAAACTCAACACCTAAAGCGAATGTCTTGACTGGAGCATTGTTGATTTCAACAAGGTTTCCATTTTCGAGTTTCTTATAACCCAAGATGTCAGTCTTGAATTCATCAGAAAGTTCTGTGAGTTTGAGGGTGACGGTTCTTCCAGCGTTTTGAACGAGAGTCGCAATGACTGAATCATCCGCATAAACTGGGGTTGAACCACCAACGATATCACTCGTGAACTCTTGAGCACCAAGTAAACGAACTGGTGTAGCGAAAGTCCAGGTTCCATCATTCCCTTGCGTAGCGAGAGAATAATGTACATTAGTTAGACCAAAGGTCACTTTATTATTTGCCATTAATATATTCCTCCATTTTTATTTCGTAGACTCTTGATATCGTTTTATCTTCATTGCGATACTCAGAGATGACTTGAAATATAAAGTCTTTCTTTAAAAGAGCAGATTCCAACTTTTGCTCCAGTTTCACATCCTTCTTTTTGGTTATTAGAGAGATTTGATAGTTGGATACATAGTAAGTTGGATGATTGTCGCTAAATGAGGTCGCTCTTTTATTGACCTCAAAATACACGACATAAGGAAGGACTGGGTTCTCGATAGAATCGTAGGTTGCTTGCCCATAATAGCAGCGTCCATCGGTTAAACCTTTGATTGTGTCAAATAGACAAATGATATCCTTTGCCATCATTTACCTCCCTTAATGATTTCGTTCATGTCTTCGAGCATTTCTGGAGTAAACGTGTCGTAGGCCGGCCTCATAAAAGGCTTAGCTGCAACTTGCTTGCCACTTCGATGTCTAAAACCAAACTCAAGTAGATGAATAAGAGTTCCTTTTGAACGAGAATAGATGATGACGATACGATTCGTACCCTCACCATAGATTTCTTTTACAAAACTATCGGCCAACGGATCTTTGCCACCACTCCTAGGAGCGTGTGTTTTGATATAGTCGATAATCTTGTCAGCTGTTTCGTCTAGTAAAGCATCAATGCCTAGATTGACCTTCAAAGTATATTCGCCCACGATTGAGCCGATTTCCTCACCGACTTCATCAAGTTGAACATTCTTCATTTAGGCTGACCTCGACATCGCTTTTTGAAAGATAGAGTTCAATAAATTGTCCGTTTTGATAGGTTCTTTCTATAAGAAAGGTTTCCCCATTAATCGAGACATACTTACTGCCGTCAAATAGGATCGATTGAATCGAGACCTTGAACTCCACATTCTTTCCTATTTCAAGGGAAGATTTGTATTGGTTCGTAGTCAAAGACGAAACGCTCCCAATGACTTCTTTTTTGCTTTCAACAACATATTTCTTGTTGCCGATTTCGTCATAAGATGATGTGACCACTAATAGTAAGAGGCGAGCATTTGGTGAGTTAGGAAACATTGGATGCCTCCACATTTGAAAGCGTAAGCTGCCTTAAAAGGAAGTAATAGCTTTCAGGGAGTTCCTTGACACTTCCATCATTAGTAAAGCCATAAAAAGTCTTACAATAAATTAATATCAAAGCTTGGACTAGTCCATTGTCAGTCTCCACCACGTCCGCACTCACACCAGCAGAGCGAATCATACTTTTGCAAGATTGGATGTGAAGAACAATTTCATCGTCCGCATATGTTTCCTCGAGAGGAATCATCAATGCCTTCTTGACCTTATTTTTGATTTCTACATCACTCATTTCCTCAATACTCCTTATTACATTTATTGCTTAATTGTCCGTTCATTGTTCCGTTTTACTCATACTCATTTCATTTCATTATTCCTTTTTACTTGTACTTTTTTCATTGTTCCTTTCTACTTTTTTAGCATTGCCTCGCCAGAGCTCCGAAGAGATAACTACGCTTGGTTCAATTTCGTTGTACCTTTTTACTCATTTCCGTTCATTGTACTTTTTTACTTTTACTCTTTTCTTTTCATTGTGCCTTTTTACTTGTTCTTACCACGTAGTGACTCTCGCTAAAACGTGGCCACACCATTATCTAAAATCGATTACTCGATTAAAGATTCATCATTCGCCAGCAGCTGCGACTTTCTTAACTCTTAAGAAGCCGTTATAACCGACAACGTTTCCACCAGTGAAAACACTCGCTTTGTAGCAGATGATTCCATCTTTGAATTTGTAGTCGGTAGACTTGGCAATCTCAACTGGTGAGAAGACAGGGACTTCGTAATTGGTAAGAGCACCATAAGCGATGCAATACTCACCAGCAGTGGTATTTGGATCAGTAACTGATTTGCAGTTTGAATTAATGACATATGGTATGCCATCGATGGTCTTATTGACATAGTCAATGATGTGGACTTTTCTTCCTTCAGTTGTACGAAGTTTAGCAAAGGCACGAAGGTCGTTTTTGTTTAAGATTAAGCAAGCACCACCTTCAACATCCTCATTTCCACCATAGGCATAAACAATGTCATCAAGAGTTGTGTCGGTAATAGCGTTAATCCCAAGAGTTGGAGCATCGGCCAAGGCTTCCGCACTAGCTGAGAAAATACCAGTGAAAGTATTCGCAGTTCCAGCACCAAGCAAGATTTGCTGAGAAATCTTTTTCTTAAGAGAAACATCGATGTTCTTGATAACTTCCGCTTGATAGTCAACAAGTGGGAGTTTCTCGAGTTCTTCGGTAATTTCACTATAGGCGGTAATCTTGGTTTTGGTGATTGTGGCATAGCCAAATTCAGGTTCGGTTTCGCCATAAGCAGCACCTTCAGCAGTTGCATTTCCAGTACTATGGCTCTTTACATAAGCCTTTTTGTAGGTTTCGCCACCTTGAAGATTGATTATGCCGACCTTATCAACGAGTGTTGAAACATCATTGAAAGGAACACCATTTATGGTTGGGTCTTGATGGGTAGGAAGTAGGATGTTGCCAGTTGCTACGGTAATCGTACGTCCTTCTTTCAAGTCCTTTCCTCTTTGTTCGAGGTCAGCTGTATCTTCTTTGTTGGTTTCGATGATTGGGGTGTAGTTGAATTTACTAGCCATCGCTAATTTGCGATCGATAGTCTTTCTCTCTTCGTTGAGGTTGTCGACTTCCTTTTCCATTTCATCGAGTTTATTTGAATCAGTTTCTTTATCGGCAAGACCCCTGATTTCTTCGAGTCTAACTTCGATTTCTTTCTTACGAATTTCTAAATTCATGATATGAATCCTCCTATTTATTCGTTTTAATTTGTATCCTTTGTTTCACGAGTTTGGCTTTCTTCTCGTTATCTGCTAAATCCATAGCCTTTAGCTCCATATCCATGGCTTCTAAAGAACGAGCATAGATGGAAGTGCCATCGTAAGCTGGAACATCCACTACCGACACGTCATAAAGGCGGTCGATACTTTCAATTGTTCGCTTTGGTGTTTTTCCACTTCTATCCCAACTTTGCTTTGCAACCGTGAAAGCAAATGACATCTTGTCTAATAGCCCACTTTGGATCATCTTGTAGATGTCCTCGTTGTATTGTGTATCGATAAGT